CGAGATGCGCGCCGCCGGTCTGATGAGCGACGTGGACGCGCTGCGCTTCTTCGGCTCGCTGAGCGAGCAGGATGCGGTCGCGCAGCTCGCGCAGATCCGCGCCATGCGCGGAGAGGCGGCGCCTCCTGCGGAAGAAGGAACAGAGACGCCGGAAGCGCCGCCCGCCGCCGACGTATCGCGCGAGCATGAAGAGGCGATGTCCGAGGCGGTCGATGAACTCCGTGCCTCCGAGGAGGCGCTCGACGGACTGCTGGCCGGCAGCGTGACCGAGGACCAGCGCGACATTCTGCGCGCGGTGCTGGAGTCGCTGCGCGAGGCGCGCGGCTACCTCACGGGCGAGGAGGTCGAGGCAGAGACGGAGCTCCCCGGCGAGGTCGAGAGCGAAGCCTCCGAGGAGTCGTAGTGCCGTTCGTCTCGGAGGCCCAGCGCGAGTACCTGCGCCGCAATGAGCCAGCGGTTTACCGCGAGTTCAAGAGGGCAGAGGAGCGCGGCGAGCTCGACCTTAAGCCGCCGGCTACGGTTGCTGCGGCTGCTCGACGTGGGCTTGAGCTCCGCGCCGAGTACGGACGCGGCGGGACGGCTGTCGGTGTCGCCAGGGCGCGCGACCTCGGCAACCGGCGCACGCTCACGATCGAGACCGTGAAGCGCATGCTCGCGTACTTCACCCGTCACGAGATCGACCTCGAGGCGCCAGCTGCGAAGCGTGGCAACCCCGGCTACCCGAGCGCCGGCTACATCGCGTGGCTCCTCTGGGGCGGAGATGCTGGCCGGACGTGGGCTCGGAAGATCATCCGTCAGGAGGCGCGAGTCCGCGCCGCACTCGAACGAAAGAAGGAGGCAGAATGAGCGCAGAAGAAGGGACGACGACGGTAGATGATGGCGGAGCGAACGCCCGCATCCGGCAGCTTGTCGCGCGCGTGAAGGAGCTCGAGTCCCGCGTGGGCGAGCTCCAGCCGCTCGCGGAGACGGCAGAGAAGTACCGCGTACAGCTTGACGAACAGAAGGCCATGAGCAAGGCCGAGCGTGAGGCGCTGCGCCTCGAGCGCGAGATCATGTCTGCCGGTGTCATGGACGCCGAAGGACTCGAGTACGTGCAGCACGCGTACTCCAAGCTGCCCGCCGAGGGCCGTCCTTCGATCTCGGAGTGGATGAGCAACAAGGAGGCGCTGCCGAAGGCGGTTCGCGCGTACCTGTCAGACACTGCCGCGCCGACGACTACGACTACGACGGCAGCGCCGACGCCCGCACCTGCGCCCGCGCCCTCGACGGCACGCGCTGCGGTGGCGGCTGCTCCTGACGCTCCTCAGAGCTGGACGGCCGAGGCGATCGCGCGGTTGTCTCCGCAGGAGTTCAAGGCCAACCGCGAGGCGATCTTCGCGGCGTTGCGCACGGGTTGACATTCTGTCATGGAACGCGGTAGGGTGGCGTCGAGGGCGACGCCCTCCCGCGATCGGGTTCGAGCTCCCGTCAACAGCGATAGGCGCGGCCACAAAACGAACGTAGGAGGCCAAAAAAATGGCCAACGAAGTCTATTTTAGTGGTCTGTCGGGCAATGCCCGGCTGGCAGCGATTCTCAATCAGGCCGTTGTGGTCAAGCTGACTGACACCGCGTCGCTCGTGAACCATCCGTCCATCCTGCAGCTCCGCTCGATGAACGGCTCTGGCTCTACCGTCGTGCAGGTGCCTGTCGTCAGCTGGGGCGCGAATGCAATGACTGCGGTCGCTGAGAACGCCTCGGTCAGCAACACCGCGCTCACCACCACCAACGTCAACGTCACGATCGCCCGACAGGCGCTCCGCCGGCAGGTGAGCGATCTCGCACAGCTTACCGCGACCGGGATCCCGTTCGACGTGACGATCGACAATCTGGCCGCCGACATGGTTGCCGCCTACAACAAGCGCGTAACTGCGATGCTTGGCGATCTGGCGTCTGGCTTCTCGACCTCGGTCGGTTCGACGGGCGTTGACCTCAGCGTCTCGACGTTCTACTCCGCGATCTTCGGCCTCCAGCTGAACAGCGCGGACGGCATCTTCACGGCCGTGCTTCACCCGGTTCAGGTCAATGACCTGATCTCCTCGCTTCGCAGCGAAGTGGGCCCCGGGCAGTATTTGGCCACGTCGCAAGACCAGGTGCAGGCGAAGGGCCCAGGCTTCCGCGGAAACCTGTTTGGCGTAGACGTGTTCAGCTCAGCGAACGGCATCAATACCGCCAACGCGGGCGCCGATCGCCTCGGGATGATGATCGCTCCAGGCGCCATCGCCATCGCGACCGCCACGGCGGCGCCGATCATTGGATCCGACACGATCATCCCGCAGTCTCCGATCGTCGTGGAATTTGAGCGGGACGCTTCGAACGGCTCCACGATCATCGTCGGTAGCGCATTCGTCGGCGTAGCCGAGATCGACGACCTCAAGGGCATCGGCATCCTTTCCGACGCCTAAGCCTCTGAGACACGCACGCGCCCGCGTCGGTGGTTACCCTACCTGCGCGGGCGCATCTGCGTCTGCTACACGAAGGAGCGACGATGGCAGCGACATTCGGGACCAGTGGGACGGGGAAGTTTGAGGGGCGCGCCGCGAGTCGCCCGCAGGCGATGCGCGAGCTCGTGCGGCTCGAGCCCTCTCCGACCTTCTGGTATATGCATCATCCGGCGAAGTGGACCTATCGCGCAGGCGAATGGCTCCCGATGCTTTCGACGCTGCGCGCTGACCCGGGCGTCGCCAACGTGGATAAGGACGGAAACACCGACGCCGCCGAAGTCGCGAAGCGCCGTCAGGGCTGGACCGTCATCCCTTGGGAGGCCGAGGCTGGCGGCTACGTCGTCGCCTACGACGGCGTCGCGGGCACCGTCCACATGAGCAAGTGGGAAGCGCCGAAGGTTGTTGCCGGCCAGACGCGCATCGAGAGCGACGAGGAGGGCTATTGGGCCTTCTGCCGACGCCTCGTGGTGGACGGATACATCGAGCTGCCGGATGCCGACTTTATTGATGTCCAGATCGAGCGTCAGCAGAAGAAGGTAGGCGAGTGGGCGGAGAAGGCGCCGAGTTCGCCGTACCATCGCGACGCGCTGGCCGTGGAGGAGGCGCTGCTTGAGTCGATGATCGCGGCGAAGGATCGCCTCTACAATCCTCCTGCTCCGGGTGAGGAGCCCGAGCCCGCGCCGAAGCCGAAGGTGCGTCGAGGCCGCGCGTGAGCGGCGAGCGCCCCGGATACCGCGAGGCGATGGAGCGCATGGCGCGTCAGCTGCGAGACGGCGGCATGCCCGCCGACAAGGCGCGGCAAACGGCGCAGGACACGGCGAAGCGTCACGACCAGCGTGAACGCGATAAGGGCCGGTAGGCACGGAGGTCGGGATGTCGCTCGCAGAGACTGTCTACACTGCGCGGTTCCGCTCGACGGAGACGATCGAGCGTGGACGCACGCAGGTACTGACCTGCCCGACATCCCGTGCCGGCGCGACGGCTACTCCGACTGCCGGCACGTTCTCGCTCTACCGTCCCGATGGATCGGCGCTGGTGTCTGCACAGGCAGTCACCATCCCGCCGGCCTCGGTGGCGCAGTACACGCTCTCGGGCGCTACGACGAGCGCGGAGGCGCTCGGAGAGGGATGGCTCGTAGAGTGGGCACTCGTCATGCCGGACGGCGTGACGCACACGTTCCGTAACGACGCCGCGCTGTGCCGGCGAACGCTGTACCCTGTGATCAGCCAGGACGATCTCACGCAGCGGCACAGCGACCTCCCTGCGCTGCTGGGCTCGGCAGTGTCGTATCAGCCGTACATTGACGAGGCGTTCGCCACGCTCGCCAACCGACTGATCGCGGCAGGGCGCCGCCCGTACCTCGTGATCCAGCCCAGCGCGCTGCGTGACGTGCTGCTCATGCTCACGCTCCACCTCGTGTTCCTCGACTACTCGACAAGCGCCGGGGACGGCGGGCGGTGGCAGGCGCTCGCGGAACACTACCGCGTGCAGTACGAGGCGGCGTGGGGGCAACTCCGCTTCACGTATGACGAAGCTGACGAAAATACCGTCGATCCGAGCAAGAAGAAGTCGGCGTCAAGCCAAATTTGGACCAACGGGCGCGGATACTCTGCCACGGCTTGGTGGCGCTGATGGCGGCACGCACGATCCGGCAGCTGCGCGAGGACGTGACGACGCGGCTACTGACCCTGACCGGATGGAAGGAGAGTCGGGTAGCCCCTGACAACTTCGGGCGAGATGCCGATAGCATCGCCCATAAGGCATTCTCGGTCGCGCCCACCGAGACGACGGATCTCCGACAGTACCGAGGCCGGCCCGCCGAGGGAACGCTCGTAGAGACCGCGCTCGAGGTGCGGTACTCATGGCGCCTCGCGCCCAAGAGCATGAGCGACACCTACGACGATGCACTCGACGGGGAACAGGCGATCGTCAATAAGTTGATGGTGTACGACGCGACGTGGCCGCTGTCGTACAAGTTCCAGCTGATCACGACGACGCGAACGACGAATGACGCGGGAGAGTGGGTCACGGGTGTGATATCCTTCCGCGTCGTACACACTCTCCCGCTCCAGTGAGGTAGACCATGCCAATCTCGTCTGTCGTAAAGAACTTCCGCGATGGCCTGATCCAGCTCGCCTCGGGCGGCGGGTCTCCGATCAGTCTGAGCGTCCAGTACGAGAACGGCGACTTCTCGCTGAGCGGCAGCAACCAGGGCAACTACGAGCACACGAAGTACCTCGACCGAGGAGATCTGGGCTCAATCCGTAAAACCAACCGGTCGTTTCCAACGGGAAGCTTTACGGCTCATTTGACGGACCTCGCGGACGCCACCAACAACACCCTGTGGGATGCCGTCAACCGCACGGGATCGTTCTCTGCTGCGGTCTCGACGCTCGGAGCGAACGCTGACCTGTACACGCTGAACGTCACGCTGACGATCGAGGGCACGCAGTTTGGCGATGCGACCGATCACGTCTTGGTGATGAACGACTGCCGCTGCTCCATTGATCTCTCCGAAGGCGACCCCGACTCCTTCTCCTTGTCCTTCGAAGTTCTCGGCGCCATCACGGCGACCTGATCGCGCTGTGATCGAGGATGCCCGTCGTGCTACGGTACGGCGGGCGCTTTGTTTTTGCGCCCAGAAGGAGCATCATGGACGTACAGATCAAGGGACGCACGATCACGCTGGCAGCGCCAGCCTCGCACGCCGCACGGACAAAGGCGCTCGTGGCGCTGGCTCAAGACGGATGGATCGGCCTGGGCGCGGCGCTGGGCGTGTGCTGGGCGGGTCGCCCCGGCCTCAAGGCTACGCTCGCGGGCTGCAAGTGGGACGGGCTGGCCTATGGCGCAGCTGTGCGCGACGAGCTCCACGCCGCAGGTGTACCGGAGTCCGAAGTCAGCGAGGCGGCGGCGAAGGCGGTTCAGCTGCTCGTGGACTCCTACCCGCGCGAGGAGGCAGTGCAGGCACACGCGGATTTTTCCGAGGGCCGGACGGAGGGCTCGACGCCGTAGCGCTCGAGATCGGCCTCACGTACTGCGGAGATCCTGGCGCCTTCTACGGCTGGAGCGTGGAGCAGCAGGAGCGCGTGCTGGGCTGGTGGCGCGCGAAGCACACGCCGCCGAAGCCGACGCGAGGCCGAATGGCGCCGCGCGAGGGTGATACAGTGAGCACGTCAGGCGCCGCCTTCTGGGGCCTTGGAGGCTGAGTGGCTCGTGTAGTCTACGGAGGAGGAGGCGTAACAGTTGCCGTATCCGGCACGCTGGAGCGTACCCTCCGCGCTGCCTACACAGCCGCCACTAAGGGCATCGCCACCGCGATCGAGAGCATCGTAGACGAGGTAGCCGAGGATGCCCGAGACGACTGGTACGATCAGGTGGACAAGCGCTCGGGCGACTCGCAGGAGTCGATTACGTCGGAGATGCGGATCACGACCGACAAGGTGACCGGCATCGTCTACGCGACTGAAAAGTCTACGTACATGATCAAGCGCCCCGGCCCGCTGAGCGTCAAGTCATCAAGCCGACTCGCGAACCCTCAAGTCTATTGGGAGGTCCGCGACTTCTACCGAAAGACCGGGCAGATGCCGACAGGCTTCACTTTTGCGCGCTTAGACGAGAACGGCGACCCGATCGGGGTGCGCCGCATCCGGCCAAACCCGAAGGCCAGCGACGGCAAGAATATGTGGCTTGAGAACGTGAAGAAGCCGGGCAAGAAGCGGATCAACCAGCAGATCAGCACCATCCGTAAGGCCACTAAGAAGGCCGTAAAGGGAGCGACTCGTGGCTGACATCGACCTTAGCGTATCCGCCTCGTTGGCGAACCTCGAGGCGCAGCTTGCACAGGTGCGGGATCTTACGGCTGACCAAGCGAAGCTCATCGTCAAGGATCTACAGGCGTCGATCAGGGCCGCAGAGAAGGCGAGCAAGGAGAGCGCCTCCGCGACGAAGAAGGCGATGCAGGACACGCAGCGCGCCGCCGAGAAGGCATCGGCTGCGACCGCCGACGTAGGCGACAAGTTCGGCAAGGTCGGCTCGAGCGCCGGCAAGGTCGCGGGCGTTCTCGATCTACTGGTGCCCGGCCTCGGCGGCGCTGCTCGCGGTGTCGCTGACGTAGCGGACGGAATGGAGGTAGCCGCGCAGGGCGGCGACAAGCTGGCGATCGGCCTCGGCGTCGTAGGCGCCGCAATGGGCGCAGTAGCGCTCGCAACGCAGTACTACGCTGAGCAGCTGGCAGCGGTCGAGGCAGCGAACGCGAAGGCGGCGCAGGCGGCGACCGAAGCGGTCGCGCGCACAAAGGCGCTCAAGGACGTGGAGGAGGAGCTCGCCCTCCAGACGGCGATCGCCACGGGCGCGATCACTGAGGAGGAGGGCGCGATCATCTCGCGCACGGCTGCGGTGCGTGGCGCGTATGACGCGCAGCGCCAGTACCTCGAGGCGCAGGTGGCGAGCACGCAGGCGGCGCTA